AACCCAGCAGTAAGCTGGGTTTTTTGTTTGTAAAAAACTTACTTGAATTATTGTACTACTTTTGATATAATACAAGTTCTGAAGAAAATTTTAACACAAGGAAACACAATGAAAATTTATTTTGGTGATGCCAACGAAGACATTTTTAGCGATGGCTTATTTGAATGCAATAGCAGTCAATTCTATTATGGCGTAGAGCATGGCACAGGTAATGGTGGCTTAGATGAAGTTCGCATCTTTGATGGTTGCAATCGCTATTTGCCAATCCATATGGAAGCAGTTCCTGAACTGATCGCTGCATTGCAAGAAGTAATGAGAACTAGTGAAGCTGTTAAGCGTGCTCAAGAAATGACAGAGCGTGCTGAATCTAATGTTGAAGGCTATGTTACTAAAGCATGGCATGATGAATACGAAGTAGACTTTGACACAGTGGAGTAATCTATGGCATCAGTAAGTAAATCTAAACAGGCATATTCTGCTTTGTATAAGTCTAGCACACGCTGGGCTACAAACAGAAAAATTAAATTAACAAGATTATTAAAGCAGCAACCTAACAACGAACAGATTAAAGACGCATTAGCAAATATTAAGTATCGTAGACATACTCCAAATAGCAAAACTGTTTGGTCACATGGCAACATTAGGCTTGCAAAACTGTTTAAAGAATTTACTGGTCGTGCAAGTGTGGATCTATTTAGTAGTAATCCTAAGGTTCAGGCGGGCGCTCTTGCTTACCGCCGTGATTGGGATAAGGTGAAGGTCATCGAAGGTAAAGTTAGCTTTAGTTTGGGTGCAAGAGCACACGATTCTAAAGGTAACTTAGTATGGAAATAATTGAGTTTTACCTTTTATTTGCACTAACAACTGGTATTTCAAGCTGTGTATTATTCTTAGCTCCTGCAATAGCACTTGCTAAAGATACAGGAGTACAAAATAGTTTTACAGAGAGTACATGGTTAAGCTATTTAACATACATAATTATAACCTCAGTTACTGCTCCATTTGCTGTGCTACCAATTTTTATACCCAGTTTTGCTGAGCGTTTTAAACTTGGTCTTGAGCGGGCGGTAATGGAAAGTCAAACTTAAAATTTTACATTTGACCCTAAATTGCAAAAGCGGTATAATATATACTTAATTTACGAAAGAAAGACAATACTATGAATTTCCTAGAATTCACATATACAAAAGCAGATGGCACAGTTTCCGAGCGTGCTGCAATTCCATTGTTCGGCCCAACTAAATTTGTTGAAGCCATTGATGTTACTAGCCTGAGTGAAAGTGATTTTGCGGATTTTTGCCGTGAGTTCGGTGCAATGAAAAACGACCATCACAATCAAGTAATGGAAAAACTTGCACAGTACGATCTGCGTCATAACTATCGTAAGTTTAACCCTGATAATATGTCTAATGTAACCACAGACTATGTCTAAGTTTAAGACATGGGATAGTGAGATACTAGCCGATGCAGTTAAAATAAGTTTACAAATTCGTGCTAAAATTGAGGAAATGTGCATTACACACAGAATTTCCCCAGATAGTTTACCAAATAGTCTGATCCCCACAGACAACTTATATAGTTTAGTTTGTGCGTATGAAGCAGCTTATAACGCACTTATTGAAAACGATTTGGTAAAATCAGGTAATTTAACAACACAAAAAAACATACATTAAAGAAAGCAAACAAATGGCAACTTGGACAGAAGAACTCAAAACAAAAGTTATTGAGATGTACGAAGGCGCAGGTCCTACACCTGAATCTTCAACTGAAATCATCAAAGATATTGCAGAAGAAATTGAAATGTCGCCTAACGGCGTTCGCATGGTACTAGTGCAAGCTGGTGTGTATGTGAAAAAAGAAGCAGGTGCTTCTACTACTAAAACTAAAGCACCTAGCGGTGACGGCACAAAACGTGTGTCAAAAGAGTCCAGCATTGCTGAACTCCGTGTAGCTATCGAAGCAGCAGGCAAAGAAGTCGATGAAGACATTCTTAGCAAGCTCACAGGTAAAGCTGCAGTTTACTTCTTATCAGTATTGAAGTAATTCAAGGCGGCATTTTGCCGCCTTTTTTCGTCTTAACTAAAGGAATAAAATGGCAACACGCAAGCGTCCAGCACTAGAAGAAGAATTGATGACTGATGCAAATATTGCAAAAGTTATCCGTTTACTTGAACCTGTGGAAGAAGGTAAGAAACCAATTACCAAAAAAGACGCGTGTGCTATTTTAGGCATGAGTTATAACACGACTCGTCTTGGTACTATCATTGAAGAATACAAACAAAAACAAACACGTATCTCACAGCGTAAATCGCAACTCCGAGGCAAGCCTGCAACACAGGAAGAAAAAGTTTTTATTATTAGTGAGTACCTTAATGGCGAAACTGTGGATGCTATTTCAAAAATGACATACCGCAGTAGCAGATTCATCAAAGACATTCTAGAAGGTAACTCAGTACCAATTCGTGTACCTGGGTCTAGCTATTTTGACCCTCAACTGATTCCAGACGGCGCAATCAGAGACAGGTTTAAGATTGGGGAAGTAGTCTATAGTTCACGATACGATTCAACTGCACGTATTGATGCGGAACAGAAAACAGATAAACATGGTTTTGTTTATCGTATTTGGTTGCTTGCTGAAAGGTGGCAACAAAACGCTTATCAAGAAGCAGCTGAATTGGCTAGCCTTGAACATTTACGAGAAATGGGAGTCAGAATCTAATGGACTCAAATATACTATACGAACGATTAATCGAAGAAAACATGGACAAAGGCTTTCAGGTCAGACTGGTAGTCAATGAATTCCGTGAAACCATTTACGTTCAGCTACGCAAATACTTTTTAAGCTATGAAGGTGATTGGGTTCCTAGTCGCGAAGGCATCTCAATCCCCGCTAGTATTGAAAATATTCATTCACTACTCTACGGACTTTTCGATATTTGCGCTCAAGCCGAAGGCAAAGAAGTTATTGAATACTTCTCGGACAAGATAAAAGAAAAACAGACTTGAATCGTTTGGTTTAAAATGTTATAATAATACTTATGAACAAACTTGAACAATATTTAAATTTAGCTTCGCGAGCCTACTATAGTGGTGCTCCGATCATCAATGACGACCAATTCGACCGACTTGCAGAGTCTATTGGATATAATGCTGTTGGTGCTAAGCAACACGGCAATGTCGAGCGTCATGTTTATCAGATGTATTCACTACAAAAGTATTATGAAGATGAAAATCAAAAGCGTCCTTTGGACGGCATTAGTGATATTGTTACTACTGCCAAGCTCGATGGGGCTGCTATTAGCTTATTGTATGTGGATGGCAACCTTGTACGTGCACTGACTCGTGGTGATGGTGTCGAAGGTCAAATCATTACAGATAAGATTCTTAGCCACACTGGGTTAGTTCCGCATACTATTCCACTTAGCGGAATATACCAAGTTACTGGTGAGATTGTTGCTCCAAACCATATCGAGAATTCTCGTAATTATGCTGCAGGTTCATTAAACTTAAAAGATAGTTCAGAGTTTAGTACTCGTGCACTTAGCTTCTTTGCTTATGGTGCTCAACCTAGTATTACTACAACTTATCGCCAAGAACTAGATGTACTAAAACAGTATGGTTTCAATGTAATTAGTGAGCCTGACTTAGATAAAATTTATCCTTGCGATGGAGTAGTGTTTCGTGTAAACGATACACAAGTATTCCAAGACTTAGGATATACTAGCAAGCATCCCCGTGGTGCATATGCTAAGAAAGAGCGACAAGCTCATGTTGAAACAAAACTTCTTGATGTTGAATGGCAAGTTGGCAAAAGTGGTAAAGTCACTCCAGTTGCTATTCTTGAGCCTGTTTATATTGGCGATGCCCTCGTCAGTCGGGCTACTCTTAATAATCCTGGTTTTATTGAAATGCTGGATCTCCAAATCGGAGACACCGTAGCCATAATTAGATCAGGTGAAATTATCCCTTGCATACTACACAAAGTAGATGCATAAAATTTTTAGCCAAGGGCAAGAGAAATTTTCACTTGTCTTAGGCGACTTAATCTAGTATAATAGATACTTAAATTGATAAATAAACTATGAGAATCGAAATACCAACCGAATGCCCCTGCTGTAATTATCCTTTAGAACTGGTCAACGATCAGCTCTTTTGTAGAAACACGGCTTGTGGTGCTCAGTTAAATAAAAAGGTCGAACACTTCTGTAAGACTCTTGGCATTAAAGGTATGGGTTCTCGCACAGTTGAAAAACTTGGGCTGAGTGATATTACTGAATTGTTTTATCTTGACTCAGAACAAGTTGTTGAATCACTGGGTAGTGAAAAAGTAGCACTAAAACTGTTAGACGAAATTGAACGCAGTAAATCTGCCGACCTAGCCACAGTTATTGCAAGTTTTTCTATTCCTTTAGTTGGTTCAACCGCAAGTAAGAAATTGTGTGAAGTAGTTACATCTGTAGACGAGATCAGTTACGATACTTGCAAGCAAGCTGGACTTGGCGACAAAGTTACACAAAACTTAGTTGCTTGGCTTGAGACTGATTTCCAAGAGATGAGAGAGTTTTTGCCTTTCTCGTTTAAATCTCAAAAGAGTTCCAGTACAAATACTAACAAACAAACTATTTGTATCACAGGAAAATTATCTTCTTACAAAACTAAATCAGAAGCCTACAAAGCATTAGAAGAGGCAGGCTACACACCAGTAGAGTCTGTGACAAAAGTCACAAACTATTTAGTAGATGAAGAAGATAAAGGTAGTTCAAAACGCAAAAAAGCCGAGTCTCTCGGTATTACAATTATCACAAACTTAAATAATTTCTTGAAAGAAAATAAAAATGACTGAAAAAGCTAAAAAATGGTCTGACGAAGCCGTTGCCCAATTAACTAGCATGGTTGGTGGACAATCACCCGTTAGCGTTGATACAGTTGAGTCTGCAGCTGCAGCCCTTGGCTTTACAACTCGCTCTGTTGCTTCTAAATTGCGTCAACTCGACTATGATGTTGCTTCAATGGCTAAAGAAAAGACAAGCGCATTTACACCAGAACAAAGCGCAGATTTGGCAGACTTCGTTGTTAACAACGCTGGTAGCCTTACATACAAAGAAATCGCCGAAGCATTTGCTGGCGGTAGCTTCTCTGCAAAACAAATCCAAGGTAAACTCTTGGCGTTGGAATTGACAGGCTCTGTCAAGCCAGCTGAAAAAGTTGAAGTGGCTCGTACATACACCGAAGCCGAAGAGTCTAAGTTCATCGCTATGGCTGATGCAGGTAGCTTCATCGAAGATATTGCTACTGCCCTGAACAAGACAGTTGCTTCTGTTCGCGGTAAGGCTTTGAGCCTGACACGCAAAGGTCAAATTGCTAAGATTCCCGCACAGCGTGTTTCTCATGCTAAAGAGACTGTTGATCCAGTTACCGCCTTGGGCGATAAGATCAGCGGTATGACTGTTGCTGACATTGCTAAAGCTGTTGACAAGACAGAACGTGGTCTTCGTACATTGTTGACACGTCGTGGCATCAAAGTTGCTGACTATGATGGTGCTGCTAAGAAAGCTAAAGCAGAAGCCAAAGCTGCTGCTTAATCTAGTTTTATAAACGATTGGTCGGGAGTTTTCAAAGAGCTCCCGACCTTTTTTACTTTAGCGAGTCGAGAATGAAGGTTACAATTACATACCACGACAACGACTCTTTTACAATAGAAGAAGTTGTCAAACAAGCCGTTCACAACTACGGCAAAACCGCACAAATAGAGATTATGCCTGAATCTACAATGGCATACGACCATATCTATTTTGGCTTGCAACAACTAATTACGCATGAGCAGTTGAGTCTGTTATACGACAAAGATACTGCTTATCAACAAGATATTAAAAAATTAAGAGAATCTGTTCTCTATAAAGTCACAGAAATTATTGACCAAGTTATTATTGATAACGAATCGAAAGTAGGGTAATCTTGGATACATCAGCAGTAGTCTTAAATAAATTGCTAAGTGAGCGAAACCTAGATATATGGGCTAAACTCAAATTAGTATTTCTGGACGCTGCATACTCTTCCTTGTACGGTGCTATAAATAAGTATTATGAGAAATACAGCGCTGTACCGTCATTTGACGATCTCGAATTAACCTTAAGGGAGGGTCCAGCGTCAAAGACGTTAGCAACTCTCCGTTTAACCGAGGTTCCTGACGTTTCAGCTGAGGTTGCGCTTGATGCGTTAATCGATCAGTATACACAAAATGAAACGGTAAAATTATTAGACAAATTTGTAGACAAACTACCGCTTTACGATTCAAACGAAATAAAAGATAACTTAGCAAGCTTAGCATTAACAATCGAAGAAAAGACTCACACAAGTGAGAAAGTATTTACTATGGCGGACATGATGATGTTCCGTCACCCTGATGATCTGGAAAAAGAACGTGTTTACCTTGGGCTTAATAATACTTTTGATGCTGTACTTGGTGGTGTTGCTCGTCAAGAACTCATCCTCATCGGTGGAAAACGAGGATCTGGAAAATCTATTACTAGCAGTAATATTTTTGTCAATCAATATGAGTCTGGCAATAGCAGTATTTATTTCTCCATAGAGATGACTGCTCAAGAAACAATGGAACGCAATCTAGCTATTTTAGCTAATGTGAACCTACAAAACCTAAAACAACACAAACTAACCGATGACGAAGTTCTCCGAGTAGTAAAGGCTAGAGCAGGAATGTTCCAAGATGCCGATTCTACTATCGGGGAATTTATGCGTCACCGTGACCGATTTAAATTTGAAGAACATCTAGTACGAAACCACTTGCTTAAAGCAGACAATCAAATGATTATTGTTGATGATCGTGATCTGACCCTAAGTAGCATCGACTTACACATCGGCAAAGCCAAAGCAAAGTTTGGTGATAAACTAAAAGTTGCTGTGGTAGATTACATCAACCAAATTGTACTAGAAGGCACAGATCAATATGATTGGAAACCTCAAATTGAAATATCCAAGAAGCTCAAAAACCTTGCGCGAAAGTACGAGATCGTCCTTGTATCACCGTACCAAATCGACGCAAGTGGTGAGGCGCGTTTTGCCAAGGGAATCTTGGACGCTGCGGATATCGCGCTTACAATGGAAGCGCACGACAAGGAAACGAATGCAATCTCGTTTGAGACCACCAAGATTCGAGGGGGCAAGGAAATGGCATTTACGTGCCCGATTGATTGGGATACCCTACGCATTAGCCCACAGTCAGTGGATAAACCTGCCAATAAGGAAGTTGTTAAAAAGGCTGGCAAGAAATCTAAATCCGACGACCTAAAACAAGACGACACAGCATCTGACTTACCATGGAATTAAAATGAGCGATCCAGTACTAGAACTAATTAATAAAAACAGTTTAGCATTTAGCGTGTCCGGCCGCGACTACCTTATTAAGTGCTTGAACCCAGATCACGAGGATTCCAATCCTAGTTTTCGTGTTGATCGAGTTACTGGCGTTGCTCATTGCTTTAGTTGTGGCTTCAAAACAAACTTATTTAAATATTATGGGGTTTTTACTAATCCTGTACCTATGAAGATTGCGGCACTCAAGGAAAAATTAAATGAGCTAAAAACAAGCCACTTAGGACTAGAGTTACCTAATGGGCACACTCCTTACCTAAAGCAGTTCCGTGGAGTGAGTCCACAAACCTTAAAATACTTTGGAGCATTTTATACTAATGTAGTTGAAAAGCTACAAGATAGAATTGTTTTTCCTATCAAAGATATTACTGGTAAAATAGTGGTATTTGTTGGTAGACATACCTTATCAAATGGAAATCCTAGATATATTAACTACCCTAGTGGTGTTACAATGCCTGTATTTCCCGCACACCTTCCAAGCGGATACCAGTCTATGGTAATTGTAGAAGGCGTGTTTGATATGCTAAACTTGTATGATAAAGGTTTAGAAAACGTAGTATGTGCTTTTGGCACAAACACACTACAAAATGACACAAAACAAAAACTTTTGCCGTTTAAAGCACAAGGTATTACTCACATATACTTACTATTTGATGGCGACGAAGCGGGAGATAAAGCTGCCAAAGCGTTAAAACCTCTGATCGAGGCAGAGAACTTTATTGTAGAAATTATCAAACTACCTGATGACAGAGACCCGGGCGAACTTGATATGATTGAAGTTCGTTCTATTGCCGAATATATAACCAAATAATAGCCAAATACGCTATAAGAAAGTATTAAATGAAAGTTGCATTAATTGATAAAGCCCCTAATCGTACAAAGTATAAAGAATACTTTAACTTTGATTTCGATCACTATCATATGAGTTCAGTTCCTATTACTAAGCTACTTAAAAAAGATGTAGACTTAGAAGTAGACTTAGAGCCTTATGACTACGTTATTCTTGTAGGCGCAGAAGCCGCCAAAGAATATGCTAAAATTACTTCAGTAACTAATATGGCGGGTCAATTAGTTGCAGATAAATTCATTGCTATTTCAAATCCTGCAATGCTGGCTTTTAAACCAGAAGGTAAACCAGATTTTCAACGTGCTTGTGATCGTATCCATAAATACATGGAAGGCACGTTACGCCCAGCAACTGAAGGCGATTTCAAAGGTATTGATAATACACTTGAAGCTAAGAAATTTTTGCAAGAAGTCATTGACAATGCTCAAGGCTATGTTGCACTAGATACAGAAACTACAGGACTCTATCCTCGTGACGGGTATGTCTTAGGTGTTTCTGTTAGTTACAAATCTAAGCATGGCAGATATATTTTATGCGATGCTATGGATGAAGAATGTATTAGTTTATTGCAATATATTTGCAGTAACTTTACGATTGTATTCCACAACATGAAGTTTGACTATAAAATGTTAGCCTATCATTTGGCTTTAACATTTGATCGTAGCAAAGTTCATGATACAATGGTTATGCACTATGTGTTGGATGAAACTGATAGTCATGGTTTAAAGTCCCTTGCTCTCAAGTACACGGACTATGGTGACTACGATAGCGAATTAGATGACTTTAAGAAGTCTTATTGTGCTGCTAATGGTATGTTGCAAGATGACTTTACTTACGATCTAATTCCATTTGATACTATTAGTCGTTATGCTAGTATTGATACCGCCGTAACATACGACTTATTTATGAAGTTCTGGCCTATTGTACAGAATAACGAAAAACTGCGTTATGTATACGAAAAAATCCTTGTTCCTGGTACACTGTTCCTAATGGACATGGAAGAAGTAGGTATTCCTATTAGCCAAGAGCGAATGGCAGCTGCTAATCTGTACCTTGACGAAGAAATTGAGAAAGCAAAGCAGGTAGTATATGGTTTTGAAGCTGTTAAGCGTTTTGAACAAGACACAGGAAAGATTTTTAATCCCAATAGTGTTATGCAGTTACGGGTTGTTCTTTTTGACTATCTTGGTTTATCCCCCACTGGAAAGAAAACTGCTACAGGTGCAGTCTCAACAGATGCTGAGGTACTCGACCAGTTGTCAGAAGAGCACCCACTCCCTGCGGCGATTTTAAAGGTGCGACAGCTTGGAAAAATCCAAAACACATATATTTCAAAGATTCTACCAGAGCTTGACCGTGATGGTCGCATACGTACAAATTTTAATCTTATATTTACTACTAGCGGTAGGCTTAGTAGTTCTGGGAAGTTCAACGCTCAGCAAATACCTCGCGACAATCCTATTATCAAAGGTTGCATCAAAGCTCCAGCAGGTTTTAAGATCGTTTCGCAAGACTTGACCACAGCCGAAATGTATTATGCAGCTGTGCTGAGTGGAGATAAAAACTTACAAGAAGTGTTCTCTAGTGGTGGAGATTTTCACTCAACTATTGCTAAAATGGTGTTCGATTTAGAGTGCCCTGTTGAAGAAGTCAAAAAGAAGTATGGCGGTAAACGTCAAAGTGCTAAGGCTATCTCTTTTGGTATTTTGTATGGTTCGGGTGCTAATAAAGTATCGCAGACTGTGTCTAAAGCCACTGGTGAAGATTATCCAGTTGAACGTGCTAGACAAGATATTAAACAATACTTTACAAAATTTAGCAAACTAAAGCAGTGGTTAGACACTCGCAAATCCTTTATTGAACAAAATGGATATACTTACAGCTTTTTTGGCAGAAAAAGACGCCTCCCTAACGTATTTTCCAGCGACAAAGGAATTGCCGCCCACGAAGTACGAAGCGGTATTAATGCAGAAGTCCAATCGCTTGCAAGTGACGTTAACTTACTTGGAGCTATGCGAACTGCAAACGAAATTACAGCAAAAAACATTGATGCCAACATCTTCATGCTTGTCCACGACTCAATCGTGGCACTGGTTAAAGAAGAACACGTAGAGCAGTATTGCGAAGTGCTAAAACGTAATACTCAGCACGATTGGGGTTGTGGTATTCCTGGCTCTCCTATTGGAGTAGATCAAGATATTGGCGATGACTACAGTTTTGGTGACTGGGAGGGCTACTATGAAGTTACAGGAGATCGTATTTCCCGTGTTCAGGCTGGGTGAGAAGCAGCCTGAAACTGTTGACGGAGTAGTGCTCTTTAAGTCAGAATATAGCGATAAAGATACTGCCGAACACACAACAAACTATAGAGTAGTTGACGATAAGTCTATTAATAAACCCACGCTAGGGTTACGTAGACTCGCCTTGCAAGGTAAGGTAACGTTATTTCCTATAAGTTCGGCAGTATACTTTTTAGTAGACATAATTAAATTAGCAAAATCAACTACGTGGTTTATTGATAGCCACGGACAGGTTTTTCAACATAAAAAAACCACACGCGCCAAACTGACAACAAAGAAGATTACTAAAGTGTTACCTGCGGATGGCATAGGGTGTGTATTAGAACTTGAAGGTGTGTCTCACCGATTCAAAACTATGATACAGCCTGAAAGCTACCACCAATATGCAGGAGTTTTATATATGGATAACAGTTATTTATTCTATGGGTACTATGAGTATCCGCAAAAAGATACTTGGAGATTAGTATAATGGCTAAGGCAGTTATATCCAATAGAATATATTTAGATAATCCAGGCGTAGAGCATACTAAACACGTAATTAAGTCTCTTACTTATAAAATTCATAAAGATACGGGATCAAAGAAGTTTGCTAGTATAGAAACTATTAAAAATTATAAGTCATTAATCAAGGGTATTTTATCTATTCCGCAAGGTCGCACAGATTTAGTGCCACAAGACTACGAGATCATAGATAAACGAGTATTAGTGCCTGTACCTTTTCCTGTCCCTAAATTTGAGCTATATGACGATCAGCAGAAAATCTATGATGAAGTCACAGACACTTGCTTTATCAATGCGCTACCAGGCTGGGGTAAGACTTTTACAGCACTACACCTTGCTCGTAAGTTTGGACAAAAAACTTTAGTTATCACACATACTGCTGCATTGCGAGATCAATGGGTTGAAGAAATTGAAACATTATTTGGTTGTGAATGTGGCATTATTGGTGGCGGTGACTTAAATTATGAAGATCACTTTATTACAGTTGCTAATATACAAACACTTGTAAAGCACACAACTGACCTTGCAAAAGAATTCGGCACAGTTATCTTAGACGAAGCACATCACTGTCCTGCAACAACTTTTGCTGCAACAGTTGACGCTTTTCATGCCCGATACCGAATAGCACTTTCAGGTACAATGATACGCAAAGATGGTAAACATATCTTATTCAAAGATTATTTTGGTAGCACAGTGTTAAAACCACCAGTATCAAATACCATACCTCCTACCATACATATGGTAAAAAGTGGCATTACACTTAAACCTAATGCAACCTGGGTTGATAAGATCACTGATCTAACTCAGAACGAAAATTACAGACAATTTATTGCGGATATAGCTAAGATGCACGTTGCCGAAGGGCACAGCGTTTTAGTTATTGCTGATCGAGTAGAATTCTTAGAGAAAGTAAAAGAATATGTTGGTGAAACGTGTTTGTTGGTTACTGGGGGAACCAGTTTTGAAGATAGACAACGGGCAAAAGAACAAATCCTTGCCAAAGAAAAAATGTGCATTGCTGGAAGCAGGCAAATATTTTCAGAGGGAATTTCCATCAACATCCTTAGCTGCGTAATTTTAGCAGTACCTATGTCAAATGATAGTTTACTAGAACAAATTGCTGGTAGGATTATGCGAATGCATGACGGTAAACTAGACCCAATTATAGTAGACATTCAATTTGCTGGTTATGCCGATAAAAAGCAAAACACAGATAGGTTAGGGCTTTATCTACGCAAAGGCTGGAAAGTATTAGCGTAGATAAAATTTCACTTGTCAAATGGTATCCAAAATGGTATAATATTATTAAGTTTCAGTATATGACCCTTTTCTTCAACCTTGGATTGCTTGAGTCCGAAACACAGTGTGACTCTACAAAGCTAGTTGAAACTTTAAGATTGCATTTTATTAGAAAATCTATTCCTAAAAACCGATACAGTAAAATCAAACCGATTTTTAACTTAAAAGGTAATAGTTTTCTAATAAACCCTGCGGTTCTATTTACTGATACCAGCACAGATATTGTACATAAAGCACAATACATACGATTAGCGGGGCGTAGAAATTACGCAATATATAAACATTACGGTTATACATATCTAGACCTATCTTACTATTCAGATATTGACCTAAACGCAATAAAATCAAATCCGCTACTAAAAATAACAGAAAACAAAATTCATTTCAAATACGAGGAAAAATAAAAATGGCACTTAGCTTTAAAAACACCAAAGGTAAAGCACAATCAAACAAAGTCGAATCTTACGAATACAAAGATGGCGAAAATACGGTCCGCTTAATTGGCGGAGTTCTTCCACGATATATTTATTGGCTGAAAGGCACTAATAACAAAGATATTCCAGTTGAATGTTTGGCATTTAGTCGTGAAAAGGAGAAGTTTGATAACATTGAGAAAGATCATGTTACCGAGTACTTCCCAGAAGCAAAATGCTCTTGGAGCTATTCTGTAAATTGTATTGACCCTAAGTCGCAAAAAGTTGTTGCTCTCAATCTCAAGAAGAAATTGTTTGAGCAAATCGTTACAGCGGCTGAAGATTTGGGAGACCCTACTGACTATGATACAGGTTGGGATGTGGTATTCAAGCGTGTAAAGACAGGCCCTCTGCCCTTTAATGTTGAGTATACCTTGCAAGTTTTGCGTTGCAAAGCTCGCCCACTAACCGCCGAAGAGCGCGCTATGGCAGATGCTGCTAAGAATATTGATGAGAAATTTCCTCGTCCTACAGAAGCAGATGTAAAAGCCTTGTTGGAAAAAATTACTACCAACACTGAAGAAGATGGCGAAGGCGAATCTTCTGAGCAAGAAGCAGTCAAAGAACTAGGTTAACAAACTAAAGCCCGCTAAACTATTTGCTTAGCGGGCTTTTCTGTCTCAAAGGCAATATGAAAGTATTATTTACAGCTGACGTCCATATTAAATTGGGTCAGAAGAATGTTCCTATTACATGGGCTAAGAATAGGTTTAATATGCTGTGGCAGCAGCTAGAAGAATTGCAAACAGAATGTGATCTTTTTGTTATTGGTGGAGATGTTTTTGACAAACTTCCTAATATGGAAGAATTGGAAACATATTTTGATTTGGTTAGTGCTTGTAAGATTCCTACTATTATTTATCCTGGCAATCACGAAGCAGTTAAAAAAGATACAACCTTTTTAACAAACTTAAAACAAGTTACTAATCGTTTAAATCCCAAAGTAGAAATTATTGATGATTTTTACTCATTAGACAATATGGACTTTATTCCATATAATAAATTAAAAGACTTTGAAAAAGCACCCCACTTAGTGCATGGCGATATTTGCTTTACTCATGCTCGTGGAGAGATTCCACCACACGTAAAGCCTGAACTAGATTTAGAATTATTTGCTCGCTGGAAGGTAGTACTTGCTGGCGACTTACACAGTTATGAAAACTCTCAGAAAAATATCGTCTATCCTGGCAGTCCCGTCACTACCAGCTTTCATCGTCATAATGTGGATACTGGCGTAGTTATACTGGATACCGCAAGTTTAGATCATGAGTGGCGTAAACTACAACTACCACAACTTATTCGTAAGACAGTAGCTGTACACGACCCTAAACCTCAAACTGATTACGATCATACAATTTACCAAGTTGAAGGCGATATGCAGGAACTTGGCGAACTAGAAGATAGCGATTTAATTGATCGCAAAGTTATCAAGCGCGATACAGACAGCGCACTGATCCTAGACAAAGAAATGTCTATGTCAGAAGAAATTCGTGAGTATCTTGCGTATATCCTAGAGTTGCCAGAAGATACTATTGAAAACGTATTAAAGGAATTTCAAAATCATGCAGACAAAATTGAATCCGAATAAAGCCGAAGTTTGGTCACAAGAAAACTGCCCTGCTTGTCAAGAAGCTAAGCGTTTGTTAATTTCATATGCTATTGAATATACAGAGTGTATGATTGGTGTTGGCACATATACTAAAAAAGATTTAATCGAAAAAGTACCTAACGCTCGTAGTGTTCCACAAATATTTATTGGTGGTGAATACATAGGCGGGTTACCAGAACTAAAAAAGAGATTTGCCATAAATGATAACTATAAAACAACTACGATGGGCTAACGCCTTTAGCTACGGAAAAGATAATAAAATTGATTTTGTTGCAGCTCCACTAACACAATTAGTAGGTCGTAATGGCCATGGTAAAAGTTCTATTGCTCTTATCTTAGAAGAAGTATTATTTAATAAAAATTCTAAAGGTATTAAGAAAGCAGATATTCTTAACCGACATATCAAAGATAAGACGTATAGTATTGAACTAGACTTTAATCGTGATGACATAGATTATACAATCAAATCTAGTCGTGGCACTGCACAAACAGTTAAGTTGTTTAAGTCAGGTGTAGACATAAGTGCACATACTGCTACAGCAACTTATAAAATGATTGAAGATATTTTAGGTTTTGATCATAAGAGTTTTGCTCAAATTGTTTATCAGTCAAATGCATCTAGCCTTGAATTTTTAACAGCTCCTGATACTGCTCGTAAAAAGTTTCTTATTGAGATTTTAAATTTAGGCAAGTATACCAAAGCTGCTGAAGTTTTTAAAGAAGTTAGTACTCAACTTACTAAAGATATTGCCGCAGTGCAATCTCAAGTCAATACTGTGACCAGTTGGTTAAATAAGTATGAGAAAACCGATTTAACTTTAAAAGAAACCGTTGACGCCCCTGAACTAGATACAACTTTAATAACAGAAGCATCTGTTTTAGAGTCTAGCATTAATAGCATAGAGTCTACTAACAAAAAGATTTCTCAAAATAATACTTACAAACAGCTACAGGGTAAAATTAAACTTTTACCTATTCCTGATAAGCCTGAAGAAGGCATAGAAACTTATCAAGCAGAAGTAGCAAAACTATCTAAAACAGTAAGTGACGCTCAAAGTTTTGTTAAAAAGATGAAAGCATTGCACGGAACATGCCCTACTTGTCTAAGTGATATTGACGAAGAAAAAGTAACTGAATTAATTGAAGAAAAAACAGCAGAAGCTGAAATAGCTGCTATAGAAACTATGGGCTATACCCAGCAAATAGTTCAAATCAAACAGCAGAAAACAGCTTGGCAAGAAGCGCAAAAATCACAAGAAGATTGGGAAAAGTATCATACACTAATAGATACGGAATTACCAGAAACATTACTAGACAAACAAACTCTACAACAGCAATTTACAGAATTACAAAGTTCAATTGCTGCTACAAAACGTAAAATCGTAGAAGCAGAACAGCATAATAAAGAAGTAACGGCACACAATACTAAAGTAGATTTAGTATCTAAACAATTGGTTGAAATGAATCAAGAGTTAGAAGTCTATAGTGGTAAGTTACATGAATTAAGCGAACGCATGAGTATTTTAAATGTTTTAACTAAAACATTTAGTACAACGGGCTTAGTAGCTTATAAAATTGAAAGCCTAGTCAAAGACTTAGAAGATATTACAAATAGATATTTAGTAGATCTAAGTGATGGTAGATTTCAAATTGGCTTTAAGATCAGTGCTAGTGACAAATTAAATGTTGTTATTACTGATAATGGAAAAGATATTGAAATACTGGCTTTAAGTGGCGGTGAGAAAGCAAGAGTTAATGTGGCTACTTTGTTAGCTATCAGAAAGCTAATGCAAACATTGTCTAGTTCTAGAATTAATCTATTAATACTAGACGAAACTGTAGAAACACTTGATACTGATGGTAAAGAAAAATTAGTTGAAGTATTACTACAAGAGGAACATTTAAACACTTTCTTAGTAAGTCACGGCTTTAGCCATCCACTACTAGAAAAAGTAAATGTTATTAAACGTAACAATATATCCCAAATAGAGGTATAATATGATTCTAGAAGAAATTGAAGGTAGTGTACGTATTATGTACGCTGGAAAAACCCTGTCTGTAGGCGATTCTGCCGATGATTATAGCAAAGGCGTATTTGTGGTTGGTAAAGGTAAAGCTATTTTTCGTGTAGACTCAAGCTCTACATTTGAAGTTAAAGGCATTGAAGCTGAAGACGCTCCAACACCTGCTCCAACACCTGCTCCAACACCAGTAGTCGAGGCAGCTCCAGTAGTTGAAGTAGTTCCCCCGCCTATGGAAACTCCAAGTGAAGTTACCAAAGAAGCGTAATGGCCGTAGATCCTAGAGCCAAAGGTGCTAGAACAGAGACCACAGTACGTGATCTACTTAAAAAGCACACTGGTTTAGCTTGGGAAAGAGTACCTGGATCAGGTGCTCTTGACCCTAAGCATCAGCTTAAGGGCGATTTATACGTTCCTGGGCGAACTAATCTTTGGTGTGTAGAAGTTAAAGGCTATGCGGAAGACCACCTTACTTCACACTTACTAACATCCAAGACTCCGCAACTAGTAGAATTCTGGCAACAGACTACTCGTCAAGGTACACAAGTAGGCAAAAAACCTTTGCTGATTTTTAAATTTGATCGTAGCAAAGTATTTGTTGCTTTTGATGAAATGCCTAACTCGCAAAACTATCGTTGCCTTTACTATAACCACGAAGACCACGAATTCTATGCAGCATTGCTAGAAGATTGGCTCAAGTGGGAGCAACCAGTATTTGTAACTTGACAAAACAGCTTAGCAGTGGTATAATAACAGATTAAACACACAAATAATATGTCAAAAACATTTTCAAAAATTACCGAAGCAAACAATACTCTGCTAATTGTTGATTCACTTAATCTTGCTTTTCGCTATAAACATAGCGGAGCTACAGATTTTGCCGAAGATTACTTACGCACAGTTCAAAGTCTTAAAAAATCATATAAAGCATCTCATGTGATTATTGCAGGCGATCAAGGCTCTAGTTCTTATCGCAAAGCTATTTATCCTGAGTACAAACAGAATCGTAAAGATAAATTCGAAAATCAAACAGATGCTGAAAAAGCAGCTTTTGAATTGTTTTTCGAAGACTTTACAAAAACATTAGAGCATATTGCTGATAATACTGACTTTCCAGTTTTACGCTTTCAAGGCGTTGAGGCTGACGATATTGCAGCATATATTGTATCAAAAAAATCAAAACTTCCCATTGATGATATTTGGCTGGTTAGCTCAGATAAGGATTGGGATTTATTAGTTCAACCTAACGTATCAAGGTTCAGTTATGTTACACGAAAAGAAGTTACAGTTGATAACTGGAATGACCACTATGACTTTAATCCCGAAGATTACATTAGTATTAAGTGTCTTACTGGTGATAGTGGCGATAATGTTTTTGGTGTGCCAGGCATTGGGCCTAAACGAGCAGTCGGCTTGGTTAATGAGTATGGCAGTACCTATGACATTATTGCAAGCATCCCTCTTAGCGGTAAATATAAATACATCCAAGCCTTAAATGAATGTAAAGATACACTAGCATTGAACTATAAATTAATGGATTTAGTTACCTTTTGCGAAGAAGCAATTGGTACTGAAAATTGCAAACAAATTGACGAAACCTTAGAGTTATATTTAAAATGAACGGAACAACAATAATTTCAAATGGCGGTACTTACAATGTAAATACCCTGAATTATACATCTGCACTAGAGTGCCAATTAAAGCCAGGGGCTAAGCTTCCTGAGCGTGCGCATCATAGTGATGCTGGAGCAGATTTATTTGCGTATGAAAATTTGGAAATTTATCCAAATGAGCAAAAACTTGTTGATACGGGT